CAACGGATGCACCCGTAGCTCAGCTGGATAGAGTGTTGGATTCCGATTCCAAAGGTCACAGGTTCGAATCCTGTCGGGTGCGCCATTTCTAGATTTCCTTTCATGAAATCAAGGCTTTAGGACGGGGATTCGACTAACCCCTCAGTAGGGTTAGGCGATTTCACAATAAACGATTGCTCGTTTTTGGCTATAGCCGCACGTGACAATCGCTTCATTTCCGCGGCTTTGGTGTAGCGCTCAATCTCTTTGATATCGCGATGCCCTGTGATGGACATGATTTCCAAGGCCGTGCATCCGGACTCTGCTAGACGCCGGCAGGCTGCCTTGCGAAGGCCGTGAGGGGAAGAATTCGACGGCAGACCGGCTGCATGTGCGGCCTCCCTGATCCAGTTAGTGAAGCTCTTCTCCGAGCGCGCCTTGCCGTAGACGGTGGAAATGAACGTCTCTTTCCCTCGTGGCAGATCCAGCACGAAGGCCAGATCGCGGTGAATTGGAATGTGAAGCTCCACAATCTCCTGCGACTTTTTGGTCCAGATGACGAAGGTGTCGTCAACAAGGTGCTGCCAGCCGAGCCGAACCGCGTCCGAGCGGCGCAGGCCAGTGTAGCAGGACTTCCATCGCGATGCGCTCCGGCGTCCCCTCGCCCCATTTCTCGCGATACGCGGCGATATCTGCCTCTGTCCAAGTGCGGTAGCCCTTTGACTTGGTCTTGATCCGCTTCGCCTCTTTCACGGGGTTGACCTGAATCATGCCGACAGACTTGGCATATTCGAACACCGACGACAGCCTCTTCCGAAGAATGTTCGCGGCGGCCGGTGTCGCGGCCTTCGCATCGATCAGCACGTTGATGTGCTTCGTCTGGAGGCCAGCAATGGGAGCATGGCCGTGCTCTTTCGCGAAGGCGTCGAGGATTCGGCGATATACATCCTTGCTCGATGCGGCCAGTTGCGCGAACTCGGCTGACTTGTAGTAGCCCTGTATCGCAGCGCCCATCGATCCGGCGACGGGTGCCTTTCCGGCCGATACCGGTTCAGCCGCCTTGGCCTTATGGTATGCCGTCCAGAACTCTTCCGAATACAAAGGGCCAGGCAAAGCCACCTGCGGCTTTCCCGGCTCTCTGTAATAGATACGCTGCTTGTCGTGTCGGTCCTGATAGACGTTCACGTACTTGGGTTTTCTAAGCCGCACACCTTGTCCCAACAGTCAGATCCATTGTTGTCGTTCGCGGCAGTATAGGTCGGCTTCGCAAAAAGTGAATCCAGATCCTGCCTGTCCCAGATCATGACCCCAAACATGTCGCGCGGTGGAGGGATTGCTCCCTCCTTGCGCTTGCGGTCAAAGAGCGTCGGCGAAATGCCGATGTAGCGCGCCGCATCTTCGCGACGAAGGCCACGAGGGACGAAGCCCACTTCAGCCGCACGCACGCTCTGCCTCCTGATGCTCGATGCCAAGGGTGCGGTGCAGGCCTTCGACAGCCTCGTTATCGTTCGCTTCCTCGTGGACAGTGGACGTCGCCGGGAAGACGCGCCGCTCGATCGGCTCGGGCTTATGCTTCTCAGCATGCCGGCGAGCAGCGTTAATGCCATTCTGCTGTTTCGCCGTCGGCTCTGATGGAATTTGGCCACCAATGCCGCGCCAGGCGTTCGCCACGGTCTCGCCCAGCTTGCGGCCGAAGTCCGATTGATGGTGCCAGGTCACGGCGCGCGCGTTGCTGCCGGTTTCCGCGAGCGGAGCTAAGGCAACGAAGCCGTCCTTGCCGCTCCATGTCAGCGTAACGTCGCGGATATGCATCGAAAGCTCAGGCAGGTACACGTCCGCGAAGGCCAGCTTTCGGAACGGCCGCTTGCCGTCGTCATTGTAAAAATGCTTGATTCCTCGATCTTCGATTTTCATGTCGCAACTCCTGATTCAGTAAGAATGTTGACGAACGCCTTGCGCTCGTCTGGCTCGATGCTCCTGATGTTTAATTCCTGGCCGGTTCTGCCGTTGACGGCTCGCCAGGTGGTGTCGACGGTGGCAAAGGCTGGTTGCCACCTCATTGTCAGTGCGATTGTCTGCTTGCCTGCCAGGCGGTCCGCCATGACCGTTTCTGTGCCTCGCAGGATTTGGATGCGAGCCGCAGCGGAGAAGACAGTCGCGAAGGGGCCAGTATACCCGCCATTGCCATAGCCATCGTCTGCCCACTCTCGCTGTTGCATGTCGATGACTTCCCGAAGGTCTCCGCCGCCCGTCATGCCGCGTCCTCATCGATTTTGGCGCGGTTGTCGTTGGCTCCGCCAAGAGCGCCGTAGTTGAGCGGCTGCACGTAGGTCTCGCCTTCCGGCCCGATATTCGACAGGTTCTCGAACGCGCGGATGGTGTTGACGTTGAGCCAGCCACCTTCACGGCCAACGCGGTAGGCGTTGTAGCGATCGACGAGTGTGCCGCGAAGAAGCCCGTTTAGGTCGTGCTCCAGAAAGAAGGTCTTGCGGCTTTCCGGCGTGAGCAACGCTACGTTCATTGCTTGCTCGATGCGCTTGGCCATAGGCGCAAGGCAGCGCGTCACGAGAGCGCGGGACTCCTCGACGTTGGACGCATAATTGCTATCGTCGAGAATGCCGGCGACCGACGGCGGGACGCCGAACACGCGGCAGATGTCGAGATTGCTCAGCTTCCGGCTCTCGAGGAATTCAGAGTCCTTCGAGGAAAATTGGAACGTTTCGAACTTCGCCCCGCCGTCCAGGACCATCACCTCGTTGGCCTTCAACTGCCCGACAAAGCGCTCCTTGAACTTGGCAATCACGCTTTCCTTAGATCCGGCACCAGTGCCCGCAGCAAGCTTATCAGGGAAGACGAGAGCGCCAGCAGGTCGGAATGCGTTCTCAGCCGCCGCGCCTGCCTGATCCTGCTGCGCCAGTGCAAGGGCAACGGTTGCAGAGGCGATCTGCAATGGCGACATGCCGAGCACACCGTCCTTCGTCCGATAGCGGATGTGCAGCACTTCTTCCTGAAGCAGCACTTCGGTCCCGCCGTCGGCGCGTGCCACCTTGTAGCGAAGCCTGCCAGATTTCAGCACCTCGACAGTGACGGTGCCCGCCACGAGGGGATGCAGCGCCGTGACCTGGCCGCGGCCGTTGCGATCGATCTTCGCGTATGCGTTGCCATAGGTCAGGACGCTAGAAACAAGCCATTCGCGCGCTTCGAACGCGGTCAGGGTCGCCGAGGTTTGCGTCTGTAGTACCTCATACAACGGATGGTCCGTCGCCGCCTCCCGGCCGCCGTCTTCCGTCTTGCGATAGAGCTTGAGAGGAACGCCAGCCAGCGACTCGGAAACCGCCGCTATGCAGCGATGGGCTACCGAATGGCCAGATGCCTTTTCGACGTCAGCGCGGGCCGTCCACCGTGCGCCAAGGAACTCGCCCAGGTAAGGATCGGACGAGGCAATGCGCGTTTCATTCTTGCGATTGAAGGGCCACATTATCGAATGCCCTCCAGTTCCAGAAGCGCAATGCGCCGGTCAGCTTCGGTGCGCTGCTGACGCGAACGCGCCTGCACACTGGTTCCGCCATATGCCGGGAAGCTCTGGACCACGGAAATTTCGTGGAGCACAACGTTGCGCAGCGTGCGCTTGTCGCCACGCCACTCGTCGCCGCCTTCCGGCACGGTGAAGCCAAACGACATGCCGCCCAAGTCTCCCCTCGTGGCCATTGCGAGAATGTCGCGGCCGAGCGAGGTCTCCGGCAGGTCGATTTGGAACTTGAGGCCGTGCGCGTCCTCAGACAGGATAAGGGAACGGTTCTTCGAGCGTGCAAGCACTTTGCCGGCGTCATGGTCCACGAGGGCGAGAATGTCAGGATTGGAGCGCAGTGAAGCGGCGAACGCGCCTGGCGCGATCGTCTCATGGAAATCCAAGATCCGCGTTTCCTGGCCGAACGTCGCGGCATAACCTACAAGCTTCCGCCCTTCGGCGCGGATCTCGGTCGCTGTACGTGTTTCCAAGGTCATAGAGATTGCTCCCGGTAGGGCTGCAGCAGCGCGTTCACACCCATCGGCATGGCGTGGATTGCCTCGACGGTGACGGCTTCGCGGTTGTTGTAGAAATGGCTAACGATCAGCAGGACAGCGTGACGCACGGCAGGCTGAAGGGGTGAGCCGAAGCTCACCCCAATGGACTGCACGTAGTCCTCCGCCGCCTCGATGATGCCGGTGATGTACGCATCGTCAGCCGTGAAGCCGATCCTTAGATGCGCCTTGGCGTCTGCGAGACTAACGGCCTCCATCGTTAGATGGCCTTCCAAGCGAACGCTTCAGCGTGACGGATGGCAATATCCGCGTCGAGGAAGGCGTGCAGCTTAACGCCGCCCTTGGAAGCAACGTCCGAGTGGTAGGGGTTGAGCAGAATGTCGACGCCGCTCCAGTATCCGACCACGAGGTTGTTCCAGGCGCCGTAGATGATCGGGTTTTCCGTCAACACGGCCGGCACGTTGTTCGAGACATTGACCGGCTTCTGATGGAAGATTTCCGACGCCGGAATGACGCGGTTGGTGCCGCCCTCCTTGACCTTGCGAACCGCCTTCATGACCGTTGCGTTGGTCAGGAACGCGCCAGTGCCCATCACGTCGTCGATCTCAAGAGCAGCGATCAGATCGGCCGCAATGTCAGAGATTGCGGTTTCGGCGGTCGCGTCTTCGGCGATGGCCGTAAGGATGCCCGTCGGCTGGTTGCTTGCGCCAGTGCCGGCAATAGCTGCCTTGTCGAGCGCCTGCGACAGAACGAAGCCGATATCCGAGCGAAGGACGCTTTCCAGCGCAACTGCGTTCTGAAGCATCAGGCGACGGCTAAGCTGCATTTCGCCCGATACCGTCTTCGGCGACATAGATACCTTGTCGAAGGTCGAAGCCGATTCCGTGGTGTTGCCGTCTTCGGCCACCCAATAGGCGGTAGGACCGGTGAGAAGGCGCGGCAGGTCAAGGTTGTCAGTGAGACCGGAAAGAACCGTTGCGCCCATGCCCTGAACCGCGAGGGTCGGACGAAGGCGATCGATCAAGCCACCAAGATTGGTTGCTACCGTGTAGCCGCCAGCCGAAGGCGTGCCTACGGTCTGGTCGCGGGTCTCAAGCAGCATGGCAGTCGGGATCATGACGCCGCGGGATTCACGGCCCTTGGACAGTTCCGCGTGCATCTCGGCTTCGACGCCGGTTAGCTTGCCGTTGAGCGACTCAGTCAGCGCCTTAGCGACCGAGTAATTGCGAAGCTCACGCTCCTGCGAAGCATCCGGCTGCACTTCAGCCTGGCGCTCGAATTCGGCCAGCGTAGCGGCCTGCTTGATCTGCTTGTCGAGCGAGCGGACTTCACCTTCGAGCTTGTCGAACGCTTCCGGGTTGTTGACAACGCCCTTGAGTTCTGCGATTTTCGCGGCGCGCTGTTCCTGAAGATTGGCAATGTTCATGTTGTCTCCTTATGGACAGTTTGAAAATGGGGTTGGCTTCGTTTCC